AAAGCAACGCTAAACTTTTTACAACTTTGTTTTTCTCTGTGTCTTTGCCCTCTTGTATTTTAACATATCTTTGATAAATATCAATAGTTATGTCGTTCCAATTGTCAGGTATTGTTAATTTGACCTCTTTCATTACTAATAAATATAAAAGTTAATATTTTGTTTTTTACAGTATGTAGTATTTGCCACTATGATTTACACTTAGTTTGTTTAAGCATAGATAACGACAGGCATCTACTAAATGGTCGTTAACTTTAACAGGTGTGTTTAATACATCACCATTTTTGTCTGTTGCCCATTTATAACCTCTAAATTCTTTTATTGCATTTAGACTGTCTTTTGTTATGTGCAGTTTGTACCTACGCATTATGTCAATGCCTAAGTGTATACCTGCACCTTTCTTTGCAGGTTTTATGTTAAATCCTTGTCTGTATATTTCTTCTATGCTTTTTGGCTCTGCACTATCTCCTACTATTTCTGTTTGTCTGTCTATGCCTAATGCTTTCATTTTGTTTGCTAAATCTGTGTTAGTAAGTCGCTTCTCGTATAACAACTCTTTTATGTATAAATTGTCGTCAAGTTGCCTAACCTCTACAAGTGCAGTAGGACTATTTGTAAAGCCAAAGTCTAAACCATAACCAATTAAACGACCTTGTACGTCATCTACTAAATTAAAGTTTCTAAATATCATAGTTTGTACTGTACCTATCTCACCAAGTCCATACACACGCCAATAGTCAGGATCAATGTCTTTTAGTCTTTCTATTTCTGCAATAGTGTCGTCATCTAAAAAAGGATTTGCCTGGTATGTAGATTGTAAAAATGTGCAGTCATCTCTTGTGTGTACTTTCTCATAAATCCAACTGTACGGATCGCTAGGATTATAGTCTAAGTATATTTTTTCTGTTGTTCTTAAAATTAGTTGTTGCCAATCTTCGTAAGTAAATTCGTTAGCTTCGTTACACCATAGATAGTGTCTTTTACGTCCTCTTATTTTTTGTGGTTGGTCTACGCTTATAAATTCTAATATATTACCATTTAGTTGATAAGATAGTTCTGATTTGTTGTGATTTGCTTCGTCATATAGGTCTAACTCTTTAAGTATGTTAAGCACATCACGATATGCAGTACCTTTAAGTGCAGGTAGTGTTTTACGACAAATAGTATATACTTTGCCTGTTTCTTCTAAGCATTTAACTATAAACAATTGACAAAGCGAATAGGTCTTAGAGCTACGTGTCCCCCCTTGTAGACAGGTAATCCTAGTTGTAGACCTATACGCCTTGTGAAATACATTTGTTGTGTTAATCTCTGCCCGTGTCAATTACTTTTATTGTTAAATCAGTTAGTGCTTTGCCACCACTTGTTATATCTACTTTTTCTGCATAGCCTCTATCTCTAGCTTTTGA